TGGTGGAGGCATCATCTCCTCTGGAGAATACTCCAGAGTAGGTGCTTCATCTTGCAACTCTTGTGTGTAGTCAATCATGAGGTGAATACGCTAAAAGGACTCTTACCAGTTTTCTCTTTGTAAATACCACCAGCAAGTTGACCCACTTGCCCAAAGATGGTGGCATTGGAGGCTGCACGAGCCCCTGCAATTTGAGCATTGAAGATGTTGGTGTTCTCCTCTGCAATTTGACTAATGTAGTTGAGGTTACCCCCAAGCTGGGACGCCACTGATGATAGACCACCAGCAACACCAGAGCCCATGAGAGCACCAGACACAGCACCTTGAGACACAAGGGATGCTTGGGCCAATCGTGCCTCACGAATGCTTTGTCTTACAGAACGAACGTTTTGAATGTCAGCACGGCGCTGCTCTGCCCGTGCCTGTTCCCTAGCTTCTTTCCCTGCTTTAACGCTAGAGACAATAGATGCAATAGGAGCAGCAACAGCTAAAAAAGGTAATGCTTGCGGCATCAAGCCTCCCAAATAAACACGATGGATTCACTGGTTTTACCAACCATTCTTCCACCCATAAGTTTACAAAACTTGTGCAACTTTGCGTTGTCCACAGGGGCTGCTACAAATAAATCTTGTTGAGTTGAAACAATGTATGCCTTGATGATGTTCTCAATCTTTCGGCATACCCTTGGGCTCCATACATACACCCTTAGGTGTGCGAAGGGAACCCCATGTGCCCATTGAACCGTAGCCCATACATCGTCATCTTCAACGATGGTTTCATACATTGGTGTTACCCGTGAACGTAGTGGACCATCCTACCATCTTCATGTCCTTTCCAGGTTCACTGGACCACTTGATCTGTAGTGCCTTCCCACGGCCCCTCACCTTGTTCTTGGTGATGACTAGTGGGTAGCCATCGTCAAAGGTGGCAAAAGGATTGGCTAAGAAGGGACGTAGGTGCCTATACACCTGATATTCATCTCCCCACTTACCGGGATAGGTGTTATCTGTGAAGTCCCAGCGGGTCTGCATGAAACAACTACTTTCATTCAAGGGATTTGCAGATGCATCTAGGGCTGTCTCAGTGCGCTTCATAAACACAGAGACATACCCTGCTGTCTTGGCCCTAGCAGGCCCCGTGTTGCCCATTGTGTACCCAGTGATGAAGTAGGCAGGAGCATCAACACCCAAGGTGTTATAGGTGTACCAATCCTTGAAGGATGTATTGTTGAAGTCACTCCATGTCACACTGTAGTTATTGGCGGTAACAGGGTGCAAGGTGAGTACCTTGAACTGTCGTGTAGAGGCATTCACCACAGGCACATCTGTAATCACTTCATCTGCACCAGACAATACTTCGTCAGCGTCAGCGATGACTTCATACTCTTGAGTTGTCTCTTGGGACTCATTGGTCACTGCAATGGCTACAGGGATGGGACTACCAGCAGCAATGTCGTACACATACCATGCACCAAGGCGCACATCAAAGCATAGGATACGATTCTTCTTGTAACGTCCTTCACTGGAACTAGTCACACTATCCTTGTTATAGGCCCACCAAACCACCTTGGCAGAGGCGTTATAGGCCCCTTCTACGTAGAACCTATTAAGTGCTGGAATAGCTTGATAGAAGGACTTGATGGTGACATCAGTGGTGTTCTCTACAGAAGCTTCACCCATTTGACCAATCTTCACGGCATACACACCGTTATTGGCCCAGTACATAATGAGTTCTTCTACCTCTACAACACTCTTAGGGGCTACACAACCAATGTTGCTCACCTTCTGAACACTGTAGGCAGTGGCCTTGAAGCCATTGTCTCCTCCAATGATTTGCCACAGGCCATTGGTGGCAAACACCAGTAGAGAGGGCCCTAGAGCCTTTAACTCTACAATTTCCCCAGCATCAGGAATAACAATGACACCACCATCATTGTCTGCCAAATCACTGAACACTTCAGAGGTAGGATCACCCTCTTGGTAACACTTGGCAAACCTGTCAATGTCAGTAGCTACTTGACTAAAGAGTACCCAGCCATTCTTCTGTGTACTCTCTACACCACCATACCACACACGCCCTGCAAAGAAGGCACAGACCTTTGGCCTTGTGGTTTCATAGTTTACTGGGATAGTCATGGGCCTGTAGACTCGTAAATATCATTGTAGTTGGGTGTTGAAGGTACAGACGAACCCGGAGGTGTGGTGCTTGCAATTGTAGATAGTGCAGAAGACCTGTCCTGATAGAAGGCTTGTAGGATTACACGACCCTTGGGGGCAGTCATAGTACCAAAGTCCTGCTTGTCCAACACCGTTACATCAAAATTGTCATTGGTGTCTTTACCATATATCCACACCTTGTTATTACCCGGTAGTTTATTACTCTTAGCGGCCTTATAGGCAGTGATTTTATCATCCTGCCACCCTTGGTTATAAAGGTTATATAGTGCTTGAGGCCAGAAGTTTTCAGCAGTCCATTGAGCCTCAGTGAGTTCTTCAGATACCTGCTTGGGACTACGAATACCATCAAAGTCCCGAATGAGTAGTTCTAGCTTCTGTGTGGTAATCGTGTCAGTTGTTGGCTCGTATATGACAAGAATTGGTTCGCAATCTCTATTGGTGATGATGAGCTTGCCGTAGGCTGCTGTGGCCTTGATGACACTGGAGCCCACCACACCCGATAGGCCCGTGAAGCCAAAGGCAGTGAGGTCAACAGTGAAGCTCTTCTTGTTTGCACTCACGGTGCCAGTGGCACTCTCATAGAAGTGAATGGTGGGGCCAATCTGCACCACAAAGAAGTCTAGGTTGCCATTGCCCCCTACAGCATTCCACTGTTCCACCGTAAAGGCCCATAGATCGCGCTCAGAGGCGTCAATGGAGGCAGCATATAGCTGGTATACACTCTCGTAGTCTAAACCGCTCCTGCGCTCGATAGAACCATCTACAAGGGGTGTTACGTTGAAGCCTTCCTTCCAAGCATTCTTGGGATGGGCAAAGTAGCCACCTTCAGTGACTAGCCCCTTTACAAAGGTAAAACTATCTTCAACTGCTGGGCTAGCAGCCATTACGCCACCTTAATCTTTTCATCACTGCCCCAGCGCCTAATGGCTAGAGCCTTAACCTTCACAATGGAAGTGTGTAGTCCATCAAACTCAGAAGGAACAGGACCACCCAATTCATAACGACACTTGTACAAACCAGTAGGCATCATTTCTACCAAAAGGGTATTCACAAACGTACCATTTTCTTTCTTTTCTTCTCGTTCTTTCTTCTTGGCAATGTTCTCAGCCTTACGGGCCCAAATGCCATCCATTGTGTCTTTCACTGAATTAGTCATCGTAGTCATAACTTCCCTTCCACTTGTGCTTATTTACATCTTCCATTGCTGATTCTCGTGTCTCACCAGAAATACCTGAGTGTGGGCCTTCACGTACAGCACCAGCATTTGGGTCAATGTCGTAAGCAGAAACTTCTTTAGCTTTTGCACGCTTAGGGGCAGCAGTAGACTTAGACTCTGATACCTTAAAACCCGGTAGGTTGTCTTTACTACCACCAGTACCTACAATATTTTTATAACTCTCACGAGCATCTACAGCACTTAGGCGTGAACGGCTTTCTTCTTTAGCAGATTCATAACCAGCAGCGGCTGCACCAAGAATATTAGCGCCCATACCAGCACGGCTAGCAGTACGAAGAATAGCACGGCCTGCTGCTTGTTGTTGTGCAGAACGAGTTAATGCACTTTGTCCCGTGGGGTTCATTCCTGTTCCAATGCGTTGCACATCACGCATTTGAGAAGAACCTACATTTTCACTTGGAGAAGGAATAATACGATTGGCATTACTTTGCCCAGGAGAACGATTTGGACGGCGTTGTCCTGGTTCATCTTCCTTATTACGCTGAATACCTTTTTCAGCACCGTAACGCCTACCTTGACGAGTTGCCATTTTATTTCCTTCCGTAATTTACACGAGTATTAAACCTTGGTTCACCCTTTTCAGTTCTCCAGGCTTCATTCCTTAAAGCCACACGAGCCCTTTGGGCCTTTCTTTCTTCTCTCACATTACTTTGTTGCTTAAGGTTCACAAATGCTTGTGCTTTAGCTTCAGAGAGAAGAAGAGGAAACATCTTCTCTGGAATATCAGGGGTAAAGACATTACTTAAAGTGAATGTTGCTTCTTTTACACCATATACACTAGACTTAGATTGTTGAAGAGTATTATCTACACTTGAGTCTCTAGAGTCAAAGATTATGTATTTATCATCATAAGTAGTCCAATAACTAGGATCTACACTTAAACCATAACCATTAGCATCTACTAAGCCACTCGTAGGTGTTCTAGAGGAAACCTTATCATGGAAATCTTCAGGTGTCAAGTAGGAAACTTCTACATTGTTGTATTTTACCCACAAGATTTTATTCAAAGTGTTGGGAATTTGCATCTTTGTGGGGTTGCTTGTGTCCCCCAAACCTGTTAGATTTGTGAGTGTACGAAGGAAACCCCAATTGCGTGATGCCATGAGTTCATAGAAACTCTCACGGATTATTTCAACAACTTGAGTGCTCTCTACAGTTTCATCAATGTCACTAACAGGATCAGAGTCTAAAGCACTCAGAATGTTCTGAGTCATGGCGAGTAGTGTCATCTTCGCCATATTATGCTCCAGCAGTTGTTGCAAATAGGCTAAAGGTATAAATACGAATATCCCCTGAAGCCCCTGCGTTTCTTAAAAACACTTCAAGATAGTCATTAGTTGCTACTACTACATCAGCATGACAAGTAATACTGTGTTTCTCTCCGCTAGTCGCTGTGATAATAGCATGACTACCATTTACTACTGTACCGTTTTTATAAATAGCAGCTTCTACATCTCTAGATGCTCCTGATGCTTGATCCAAACTAATAGTGAATACAACATCAAGAGTTGTTGAAGAAGTACCAGTGTATGTGAGTCGTGCATTAGTGCCCTCTGTGATGAGTACAGAAGTACCACTAGCCGTTGTTGTAGGAGCAGCTTTAGTGAAGGTTGAAGGATAAGTTAGCGTATAAGGAGTAGAAATATTATAAAAGTAAATACTACCAGAAGGTGCAGATGCAAGTACAAAGTTACCAGTACCTGTCACTGCTACAAATTGTCCTGCTGTACCATTGGTGGATACACCAGAAAGTGTTTGGGGGCTAATCTTGGCCCAAGAACCACTTGCACTACCATTGGCAACATAGACTTGATTGGCAGTAGCAGTAGAAACACCCTTAGGCTCATGTCGCTGCCCGTCAGGAATTGCGCTATGTTGAATTTGAGGCACTGTGTTCTCCTAAGAAAAAGAGGAGCCCTAGGCTAATAGGGCCCCTCCATGCTCATCAGATGTAAGAAATCTTCAGAACTGCGCTACCAGCGGTGTAAGTACCCACACGTAGCACGCTGCAAGTCGTGGCAGAGGCATAAGCCTTGAACTCTTGAGCACCAGTGTCGGTTGCACCCTTGGTGTATAGGCCGTTGCCAACAATCTTGGCACCAGCGGTTAGGTTGGCAGTGGCACCTTGAGTGGTCGTGATGAAACCGTCCGTGTCAGAGGCATCGCCGAACTCTAGGGTTGTACCACCTACCCAAGCCTGATCTACTACTAGTTCAACCGCAACAACGTTTGAACCAGCAGGAGCAGCCCAGTTCACTGAGCCAGAGGCAGCAGTGTTAACTTGGGTGAAATCAAAACGAATAACAGCGGTCTTTACACCGTTGGTATCGTCTTCAGTCGTTTGAGCATTACGCTCTGGGGTGTTGGGGCCAAAACCCACAACTAGACCGTCAGAGTTGCTCCAGGTTGACTTACGAGCCATTTTATGTCTCCTTCAAAAATTAGATGGTTGACTTGGTAAGGATGGAGACAATGCACTCTGGACGATAGAGCTTCAGTCCAAAGCGAGCATTCATCACATACTCGTCACGCCGTAGGTCCTTGTTACGCTCAAACTCCACACGGGGCATTTGACGATAGGCACCAACGAAAGGCGTTAGATCGCCACCAGTAGCCATGAAGATGTTGGTCACTGGAGAAGCGGGAACGCTAATAGCGTTGATGGTCGTGTCAGCAGGAGTAGCAAGGAAGTTGCTCACATACACATCAAAGCCAAAGAAGTTGCGAATAAACCGCATACCGCTGTCGCTAAAGCCTGTCTGAACAACACCACCGAAAGCGGGGTTGTTAGAGAAAGCTTGAGCACCAACGAGCTTGTTAAACACAAACTCTTGTGAAGGATCAATGATGGCTACACGAGCACCATAGGCAGAAGCCTTGTCTAGAGCATACTTGGCCTTGGCAAAGTCATCTAGAGACAGGTTGGTGTTCGTGTCACCAGAACCCACGAAACGGTGAGCAGCACCGTTGATGGTGTTCAGATCGTTCACGGTTTGGCTGTTGGCAAGAGAGAGCACGGAACCTTCCATGTTCTCGTCTAGAGCACGGCGCATCTTGGCAGGGAACATACCAATGAGTTGCTGTGCGTAGTAGGCGTCTTGCTTTGCCTTGTCAGTGATGTAAGTGGCGCTTTCAACGTAACGATCAATCGTCAGGTTGAACTCACCAGTGTCGAGCGTGTCATAGGCAACAGGCGTGCCTTCAGACACTTCGCGCATTGGTAGTTCACCAATTGAAGGAATCGTCAGTTGGTTACCATCAGGGAAGTTTTGCAGCCAACGGACCATGCCGTCAGCCATCAGACGCTCTTGTAGAACGTCCTTTAGTTCGTTCGACCAAATCTCGGAACGAACAAGGTTTTCATTAACCTTTGCGTAGTCAATACCGGCCATTTAGAAATCTCCTTTAAGCCTTGAAATATTTGCTGGTGTTTTGGGCAAGTTGCCACTGGAAATCACTGCTCCAGTAGCGTTTTGGGTCAGTGCGCCGCACGTTAGTAACCCAATCCTTGCTCCACTCTGAAACACGAGGAGTAGCGTTCAGCGCACTCGTTGTGTTAACAGTGCTCACATCCACAGAGTTACCTCCAGTGGCAGGAGCACCAAACATAGAAACAAATTTATCAGGGTCAACAGAGGCCAACTTCGTAAACACTTCACGCAACTCAGGCGTTGATGCTGTTTGGTTGAACACCTCCACAGCCTTCTCACCAAACTTCTCCTTCATGGCTTTATCAGCCTTTTCCAGATTGGCTTGACGGGTTCTAGCTGCTTCTAACCCACTAATTTGTTTTTGCACAATCTCAGCAATTGACTCCTGTGAAATAGCCGGTTGGTCTACAGGCTCACTTGGTCGCTCACTAATCTTGGCTAAAACCTCATCTAGACTCTTTGCCTTATTGGCTTGTTCACGTAGTGAAGCGTTCTCTTCCTTAAGTTTGTTGATGAACTCTTCTGCGTGACTATAAGCCTTGGCTAGGTCTTCAGCGGTTTTGTATTTCTGTGTTTCCCCTACTAGGGCCGTTAACAGCGACGGGGCCTGAGTGGTCTGCTCAGGAGTTTCAGGGGTGGTCGCCCCAGTGGTTTCTTCAGACATAAGTTCCTTGGTCAGGGTTTAGAGTTTTCTGGGAGGAGGGAGAGCACATATTCATATGCCTTGTTCTCCCCAGCTTGGAACGCAAGTTTTGCGTAATGGTTAGGACAGTCAAAGTCGTCCTTTGTCACTTTATTGTTCTGTTCGATGAGTTCCGTTAGTAGTAGGGCTAGTGCTGATAGGGTGTACCCGCAGTTGTCCCAACTCTTGGTGAAATCTTCTTTACTGGAATCCTTCGGCCTCTTCGCCAACAGGCTGTGGTTCATTCATTTCTCCTTGCCCGATGGCTGCTTCAGTTTGAATGTCTTCTGCATTCTGATTGATGAGTCGTTGTGTCTCGGCTTGTTCCATAATGGACACGTTGTCCCTCACGATGGCATAGTTGTGCCAGCCCATGTTCTCCTCTAGTGCCTTGGCAACAGCCTTGCCAGAGATGTGAGCAGCCACAGTGGGAATTGCCTGTACCACTTGAATTGTCTGGGCCAACTCCTGTACAAACTTGGCCTGCTCTGCAAAGTGCCTTGCACCCATTGGGTAGAGCTTTCCAGCGGCCATGAGGTCTTGCTTGGTCACTTCTTCAAAGAGTTCCGTGCCAAAGTCTTCGTCCACAGAACGGATACGCTCGATGCCTTCCATGTTTGCCAAGGCATCAGCCAGCATACCATTGAGCAGTGGCTCTAGAATGTTCCTCTCAAACCAACTCACCTTGCTTTGGAAAATACGTCCAGCAGCATTTTCAAGCGTTTGCACTTCATACTTGGTCTTCTCACCTGGAGTACGAATACCCATAGCTTGTTTCGGTGCTCCAGCAAGCTCCTCCATGCGATTCATCAACTCATTAATCTGAATATCCGCTTGTAACGCTGTTGCGTCTGGACGCAAAAACTCAATGTCACCTTCATCACCCACGAACACCATCTCGCCGGGTTGATATTCAAACTCCTCCACCGTGTTGCCCTTCACCTTCATCACAGGATAGGCAATTAGGTCGAATACGTCAGCCTTGAGGTTCTCTAGGTGGTCAATACGATATTGCAGGCCCACAAGTTGATCTAGAGGCCCCTGAGCCCATAGGTTCTCAGGACGTAGACGCCAACCACAGTGGTACATTGGTTTGCCACCTAGCCAGTTATCATTTTCCTTCATGCGAAGGACAAACATACGATCTACAACAGTGATAATAACGTTTTTGTGCAACTTCTGGCTATCTGGGTCATAAATGTTACCCCAGAATTCCAGCAACTCCACCATGTCACTTTCTAGGTAGTCGTCAACGGAACCAAAACCATCAATGGAGAGGTTGGCACTCTTACGCATCTCAGCGTCTTCACGCAACTCTCGCCTGTAGTTCATCATCTTGTTGATGACTTCCTTGTCATACCCAAGGTTTGGCTTTGTTTCCACATCATTCAGGAAGTCCCCAACACTCTTGAGCATACGCCTCACTACAGGACTGTTAGTGAAGGCATCAACCACAGGATTCATTACAATGTCATGTGGGTCTAGCCGGTAGGCTTTGGGGCCCACATAACGCACCGTAGTGCCCACAATGTCACGCACATAGTCATGTGTGACAAACACGTTGCCAAAGTCAATGTAGTCATACACAAGTTGACTCACCAGCAACTGGAAGTTTGAAGCCTTGAGCTTCTGCTTCATGTAGTTGGTAATGGCTTGACGCTTCTTGGCAATGGCGGGATTCTTGTCAGTGGCTTCCCAATAGAACCAATTCTCATTTGGAAATAGAGCCGCCATGTAGTTTGCATGGAGGTTGTCCCGAATTTGGGTGAGTTTGGGTGTAACTGTTGAGTTCTTCCAAGGCAACCTATTGTTGCTTGTGGTACGAGTGCTCGTAGCAAACAAATAGTTACGAAGTTCCTGCTTATCCGTCTTCCAAGGATCACGGGCAGCATCCCACTTCACCCACATATCGCTAATGCGAACCGCGAGGGTGTCTTTTTGATAGGGACTTTGTAATACTGAGTTCATGCGTAAGCTACCCCGCCAAAGCGATTGTGGTAAATGATGTTGCCCTTCTTCCTAGCCCAAAGTTTACCTGATGTTCCTGGTTTAGCAATTTCAATACAAGCGGCCAAGGCATCCTTAACGTCATCGTGTTCGCTATTGGCAAACAACAACTCTTCCTCTAGAATCTGGCAGTTGCCACCCCTATAGTGCCAAATCATGTTGTTACTATAGCGGGGTTCTAGTGTTGCAGAGATGCGCTCTGCTTTGCGTAAAGAAGGTGGAGGATAATATTCGTCCAGCGTAAACACAATTTGCTGGCTACGCATATACTCCTTAAACTGTTGAATGATGAGCTTCTGTGCCCCTACGGCTTCAGCTCTCATCTTCTTGAACTTCCACTTACGATAGACTTTCTCAGCTTTCTCGTACATTTGACTTATCTTGTTGGTCTTGAACCTGTCAATGTCCAGTATGTAATAACTACCATCGTCATCCACACCTACCACCATAATCACCGTGAAATCAGATGTGCCCCCAATAGAATAAGCAAAATCCATAGAAGCATAAATAGTAAGAGCCTTATCGCCCACATACCATGCTCCAGAAATATTCTCTAACGTATCCCGGTTGTAATATTGGAACTTGCTCTTGTCTATCTGCTGTGTCTCAGAGGTATTTGGATTATTATAATACTGAGCGTAAAACTGAGTAGTATCTAGGTATTTAGCCTTCTTACGGGCTAGTTCCCTCTCATCAAATCCAAAGGTCTTTCCATCTGCCCTGCGCTGTTTGGGCCACAGGAACTCCCCATTCTTTTCTACAACCCGCTCAAACACCTCATACACGGGTTTCTCAATGTCATCGTCTGAAGCCTCATCGTAGTAGGTTTCAGTCATCTCCATCAAATCCTTGTACAAGTCACCCGGATGGTAACGAGTACCTACAACCCACTCCTTGGCCCCTGTGGTTTCAATTGAGGCCAATTGGCTGTACATGGCCTTCACCTGAGCCCTACCACTCTCTGTGTAGGCATTGCTAGGCACCACAATGTCATCTAGCACCGCTACGGTACAGTGGGCTCCAGTGAGGTTGCTTGTCAAACCAGCAGCCTTGATGGAGGGATCACGAATACCCTCTTGTTTACGCTTTGGGTGATCCACAGAAATCTCATCAGCAGTCCACCGCTCACGAGAGTTCTCGTTAAGGCTCACCATTTCGGGCCAATAGAACCTGTAGGCATCACAGGTGAGAATGTCTTTGATTGCCTTAAGCTGCATGGTTGCCAAGTCACTTGTGGCAGACACATACAAGATTGTGGCATCAGGGTGCTTAGTGAGCCACCAAGCCACTCTATAGGCAATACAGGCTGATTTCTGGTGATCTCGGGGCAACAATACTAGCTGGTTGTCCTTTGCATCTTCACGGGTCCACCAGCGAAACAACTCACAATGAATGTCTCCAAGAACACGATGAGGGGCCACTAGCCGTACAAAAGTCTCTAGGTCTGCCTCTGCAAGTGTCTTTACATCTGCCTTGGTTTTAGGTGTTTTAGCCATTACCTTTCATTCTGTTGCCTTTTGTCTTGGCAACACTACGATTGGTTGATCGTTCTTGTACACGAAGATTCTTACGTGCATTACCACCACCACGCTTTAGTGGTGTCTTATGGTCTACATCTTTGCCATCGCCCTTGCTTACACGGCCCTCACGTTCCATTTGACGCCTAGCGCCATTACGTGCAGCACGGTTGGACTTTTGTTCTTCACTGGCGTGATACTTCTCGTACTCTTTCTTGTAGTCACGCTTGCCGTTAGTAGAGTAAGGCATTACTTCACCACCCTTAGTCGCTTCACATCCTCTAGGATGCGCTGTGTGTCCTCTGCGGGTTGTTCCTTTTCCTTCTTGGGCCTGCCCACGGCACCCTTGGGCTTCCACTGCCCCTCTGCAAGCCACTTGGCAGCAGCAGTGCCTCCTGGAGCCTGTGCGTGGGCTTTAATGGCCTCAATGGCCTCAGACCGTAGCAAAGCATCCACCTCAGAGGCCCATAAATCGAGCGTAGAGGCGTGTTTCTCCCTCATGGCTACCCAAGCAGCCCAAGAGCCTGCAAAACGCATAGCGGCCTTGTATTCGCTTGGATCGCGTAGGGCCACATACTCATCGTGCCAATCAAGAGAGAACTTCATAGCGTTTCAACTTTTACAATCATGCCCTTGGGAATGAGGTTCCTACGGGCCACTTCACCACCAGTGGTATAGGCATGAGTGAGAACTAGGTGCTTATCTGTGTCTTCTAGGACAAACCCCACTTGTACTACCACAGGGGCTCCTGTGTGTTCTGTAAGTCCCGTCCAAGGGGTTTCATCAAGCTCACAAGCGTCTTCCCATGTCACCTTCACCAAGGAAAGTTCACTTGAACCATGAAGCATGAGAAGCAATCCAACTAATGAATCCACCCACAAAAGAGGCCATTGTCATTCCCATCCAGAACCCACCCTTACCCTTATTGGCTAGGGCAAGTAGGGCCTTAATGTCACGTTGCATGGAGTCTACTTGGTCACTAAGACTCTTCACTTCAGCTTCCAAACGGCCAAACTCTCGTGGGTCAATGGGGTTCATAGCATTTTAGAAACTAATAGTGGTAGGGAACAAACAACGCCACCAGCAATAGTGGCAACAGCATCCATGAGGTCTGGAGTGTGTTTGTCACGATGAATGTAGTCGTAAATTTCTTTGCCCACAGCAGCACCCACTACGGCACCAGCAGCGGGATATAGGGCTGGAAAACCAACAAGTGTGCAGGCTACGTAGGCGGCGCTGAAGATGGCACCGCCGACGACGATGTGGAGGGCTTTGTCGCGGGGCATGGTTAGTTGATGCTGCGGCACTTCTCGCGCCAGAACCCGCCCAGATAAACCATCGTCAGCGTGTCGTTGGCGGTGCCCACGAAGTTCACCGCTCCTGCGGTATAGAAATTGGTGTTCAGGAGCGTGGTATTGCCGTTTGTGAAGTACAAAGTCAGTTCTTGACCCTCGGCACCGCCACTGAAATTGCTGATGGTTGTTGCGCTTGATGCGCTCAAAGTTAGGCAGTCAAGTCCACCGACTGGAATAGTTATGTTTGACCCGCTGCTTGAGTAGGCTCGGGTCGCGTTTTTGCCGTCGGTTCTGTTGTAGATCAGATTGTTGTTGGTCGTAGTGTTTTCACCGCCAACAAATTCAAGCTCCGCTGTCGTAGCTGTGATCTTGTTGTCAAGAATGCGAACGCGACTTGTCCCAGTCAGAAGTGCAGACTCAACTTGCACACCGTATGCGGAAGAATTGATCGTGTTGCGAACAACCTCAACGTCATTTGTGTACGACGCGCCGCTTGTGGCGTTGAAAACGATAGCGCGGAAAGTGGCGCTTGCGGACGCTCCGTTGATCAGGTTGTCAGTGATCTTGATTCTTTCGCCGCCCTCAATGACGATTGAACTGGCGCCGTTCCCACTGGGGCGCACCATGACGCAGTTCGATACCACCACGTCATAGACTATGCCGTCCACCGCCGGCACGGTGCCAATGCGAATGTCGGCAAGCGCGGAGTTCAGGAACGTGCATCCATCGACAACCGTGCCAATGCTCACGTTGTCGGGGGCGGTGCCTTGCGTATCGACATCGATCTCGACGGTCCCGTCATAGCAGTTGTCGAACACGCAGTTTGATACTGTGACGTTGCGCGATCTGCTGATAGACATTGCCACGCGGTATGCAGCCGTGTAGACGGTAGAACGGTGGTCCCGAACAATGCAGTTGACGGCAGCGTAGTTACGACCTTCGGCAAAGTAGACGCCGTGGCGTCCGCAGTTGATCGCCACTGAGTTGGAGATGACGGAGTTGCTCGCCTGGGAAAACTGGAATCCGTATCCAGTGCCACCGACAAGTCCAACGATATCTTTTGCTTGGCAGTTATTGACCTTGACGTAATTTGTATTCCCGGAGCCACCGCCAGTGCCGGCTGCAAACTTGAATCCAATATTCGCGGAGTCCACGGTTACGTCTTCAACCCAGACGTTTTGAACATACGCGCCAGATTCATTTCCGAACAACCAGCCAATCTGCAAGGTGGACAGCGCGCCATCACGGTTTACGCCGTCGCCAGTGATCGTTCCGCCGTAGACGTAAAAGCCAGTAACGATGCCCTTGACAACAAAGCCGGCACTGGACCCGCTCAGTGTGAACTTTGCGCCGTGGGCCATGACAGCAACGCTCTTGCCGTTGAAAATGACCTGACCAATCTTGTATGTTTTTCCTGATTGGAAAACCAATGCCTGGCCAGTGGATAGCGAATCAATGGCCGCTTGAATTTCTGCGGTATCGTCGGCAACGCCGTCCCCAACAGCGCCAAAATCAGCGACGCTCACCACATCCCGCAGCTTGCTCTGCACCGTGCGCGTGACTGCGCCGGTGCCTGCCTGTTGGAAATCCTGGGTGGCAGCAGTGGGATACACCGTTGGTTCCTTGGTGAACCTCCTCACCACTACCTCATCCCCTAAAGTACACGCAGGGATGACTACATTGGTGGTAGACACCGTGACATCAGCAGGAGGAAGCTCCAAACCATTCACTGACACCAGAAGAGAAGATACTAGTGGTGTTGCAGGGGCTACAGAGAAGGTGGTTTGCCCTGCTGTAGCCGTAAAACTATAGGTTTGAAAGGCACTACCCGCTGAAACACCCGTATTTGGCTCCACCTCCACCCCATTGATGTAGAGGGTTTGAGTGTTTGTCGTACCTACATTGAGCAAATCATTGCTATTGAGGTCCAAATCTGCCGTCATGGCATTAGGACTAGTTCCGTCAAGACTTAAAGTGTTCTCAATGGCGGCTTCAATGGCATCAAAGTTGTCATTGAGGGCGTCAATTGAGCCATAACGGCTACCAATGGTGTTCAGGGATACTTTAGGCATATAAAGGGAGCCTTATAACTAGGCTAGCAACAGTCTCCTATAGAGACTTTTTAACGATGGACGACATAATATCATACTTTTTAGCATTTGTCAAGAGGGTAGAAGCACTAAACCCTTAAAAGTGTGAACTATTTCACGAAAATAATGGGAATAGAGGTTCTACCCTCAGAAAACACTTGACAAATCCTTAAAAGTGTGCTAGTCTGTCAAAAGATTGTGGTAGTTTCGCCTCTCTTAACAACAGGGGACTTTGGACCACAACGCCCACCTACGGCTTGGGAACCTCAGGATGAAGGAGAGAGCATCCGAGGCCCTTGTTTCTAAACAGGGTTGAGTGTTTAGAGCTTGTGATCCCTCGGATGACAGGAGTTTCAAGAGTACATTTATGTACTTTGAAACACACCTACGCTTATAATTTTTCCTGGATGACAGGATTTTAATGTTAGAGGAAACTCTAAAGTACATTATGGGGCCCCTATGGGGCCTTTTTGTTTTCTTGGGTGTACTTTTGTGACACAAGAATTTCTCTGAGGGATTTTTTAGGGGCTATGCATAAACTCTAGAGCACCCCCACACCCCCGCCCCCGGGTAGCCCAAGGGACATGGGCGAT